GTGCTGGTCAATTAGCAAGAAGAGAAAAACTATCAAGAAGCACTATTGCTCGTATGGCAAGCTTTAAGAGACACCAGCAACATAAAGATGTTCCTTATGATGAGGGCTGTGGAGGTATAATGTGGGATGCTTGGGGAGGAACAAGTGGTGTAGAGTGGGCTATAAGAAAGCTTGAAAGTATTGATAATAAAAACGAGCTTGACTACGACCATGAATATAGTTTTAGTGAGGCAGAAATGAAAGAGCTTCATGAAAATGGCGTTTTATATATAACGCAGATTGATGAGGATGGAACTGAAATGGTAATTAAATTTACCTATAAAGACGGAGAAATTCGTGAACATTCAAATTTTAAAAATTTAAAAGATATGAATTGGTATAATATAAAGAACCTATCTAAAAATTCTACAGAAGTAGTTATTTATGATGAGATAGGTCAATGGGGTATAGACTCCAAAAGTTTTATCGAAGAAATTAAAGAAATATCCACAGAGAATATTCTATTAAGAATAAACTCCCCAGGCGGTTCTGTTATAGATGGTCTTGCTATACATGACGCTATTAAGCGTATGCCTCAGAAAGTAACCGCACAAATCGAGGGTCTTGCTGCCTCTATTGCTACTATAATAGCTTTAGGAGCTGACGAGATTTCTATGAGTCAAAATAGCTTGTTTATGATTCATAATGTATGGGGTGGAGAGACAGGAGGTGCAAAAGATATGAGAAAAGCTGCTGACCTAATGGAAAAAATGGGAGACAGACTTGTAAATATTTATGTAAGTAAAACAGGTAAAGACGAATCTGAAGTCCGTAACTGGATGGATGAGGAAACTTGGTTTACGGCAGACGAAGCTCTTGAAGCTGGTTTTATCGACTATGTTGAAAAACCTATTGCTTTAGCGGCTAAGTTTGATATTAATAAGCTCAACTACAAAAACACAAGCATTGTAGCTGATATGTTTAAATCTAACAAAAAATCATTTAAAATGGAAAATCAAATTGAAGAATTAAAGAACTTCATTTCTGATTTGTTCAACAAAAAAAATAAAGTTGACGAAGCAGAAATTGTGAATGTTCTTGAAATCGAAGAAGTTGCAGCTAAGATTAGTACCCTTGAGACAGCGATTAACGCATCTGAAGAAAACAATACTGAGCTATCTGCCGCTTTGGAGGAAAGAGAATCTAACATTGTTGCTTTGATTGACGAAGTAAAAAGCTTAGAAACTAAATTAGCGAAGTACGAGGGTACTTCAAGTAATGTTGTTCCTGAAAAAGACCCAGCTCCAGTAAAATCTGAGGGTAAGGTTAACGACTGGGATAACTTAACAAATATGTTTTAACCAAAAAATAAAAGAAAATGGCAAATATTATTAACACAAGTTTAACATGGTCTCAAGAAGATGCTGCTAAGTATTTCTTGCAACCATTATTTATATCAAACAATGACTTATCTCATTTTGATGTAATGACAAATATTTCAGGTAGTTCAATCTTACTTGATAAGTATAGTGCATTAAAAGATGTAACTAAAGCTATAAATGACGAATGTTTTGAAGCTGACGATGAAAGAAGTTCAAACAGTAATGTAACTTTAAGTTTAGTTCGTTTAGAGGTAGAGCACAAGCAAAAAGCTCACGCTTTATTCAACCACATTAAGTCTCAATTAATGAAGCAAGGTATTGAGAGAAACAATCTTGACGGAACTTTGCTTATGCAAATGATTTCTGAAATCCTTATGGGTGGTATCAAGAGAGACTTTTCTACTATCTTATGGTTTGGAGAAGCTACTGGTGGAGCAGGTACTCAAGGTTTAGCTAACGGTATCTTAGCTGCTATTAACGGTATTCCTGCTGGTCAAGTTGTTGCTGACACAGGTGTTGCTCTTACTGACCTTAACAGCTTAATGGTTGCTCGTACTAACGAATTAGCTGCTTCTGACCAAGTAATGTTCGTTTCTCGTGCTTTTGCTGACAATTACAGAGCTGAGTTGACTGCTAAAGGAGTTCAAGGTGCTTACCAAGACTTACAAGGTGGAATCGCTAACTTATCTTTTAACGGCATCCCTATGATTGTTATGCCTGAATTTGATGTAAATATCGCTGCTTACGGTGCTACTTTACCATCAGCAGGCCCATCAGGAACAACAGCTACTCGTTACGCTATGTTAGTAGCTAAAGACGCTATCGCTGTAGGTACTGACTGGTCTATTCAAGATGTTGATATGTGGTATAATAGAGATTGTAAAGAAAACAGATTCAGAATGAACTATTCATTCGGATGTGCTTTGAAAGACGATTCTTTAGTAGCTACTATCGTAGGATAATTTAATAACTTTAAAAATAAATAATTATGGCAATTACACAAGGACATGAGGTAATATGTTGCGATAGAAACCGAAGAGGTGGATTGAAGAACATTTGGCTTATGGAAAAGGATAGTTTGACAGGTGCACCAGTTTATGCAGCTGCTACAAACGAATACAGTTCATTCCCAACAGCTTCTGCTTATCAATTTGACTTTGATAGAGGAACAGGGGGGTTTAACGCAAACGCTTCTCGTGAAAACGGAAGTACAATCATTACTGTTGAATTAATTTTCTATGTACCAAAAGTAACTCCAGCAGTTAACTTGGTTTTAGATGAATTAGCTCAATCGTGTGGTTTATTTGCAGTAGCTGAAACTTACGCAGATGACTGTGCACCAGGTGCACCAGCAACTTATAAGTTCGTGTTAGGATATGATGAAATATTCCAAGATAACGCTTACTTAGACTTTACAACAGGAGAGGAGACTACAGGTCTTGCACTTCAAGATGCTAATGGAACTAATGTTACATTAACAGGAGAGCAAGCTGAGTACCCAATCGGTCTTTCTGCTGCTATGACAGCAGGAGCAAGTTATACTGCTGCTTGGACTATAGCTTAGTAAGTTATAAATAAATAGAAAAAATGGGGGGGTGCTTGACATCCTCCCAAATTTTCTTTATGTTTGCAATATAAAAATAAAACTATGGCTTATAAACTAAATATAAAGTGGTTTTCAAAGAATGGCTGTGAAGAGGTTGTGTTATCTAAAACAAGGGTTGATTTTTGTTATAAAAACACAAAGTCTCTTGTTTCAGGTAATCAAGAGCTTTTAAAAGAGCTTTATGATATGGGTAAGCCTTATGTTTCTTCAGACGAAGAAAAGAAAATTACTAAAAAGAAAAAGGTAAATGGAATCAAAGAAACAGCAGGCAAAAAAGAAGAGAAGCAGGTATCAACAAAAGCCAGCGAAGAAAAATAAACTTCTTGCTTACGGATTCTCTAAAGACCTTGCACAAGATGTGCCTGAGGAGGTAAAAAGGCTGGATAAGCTTAAAAACTCTTGGATTCCTTTTGGGGATGACAATTTGTTTCCTCAACATTTAAGTGAGTTATCAAGAGCTGCCTCTACTCACAGAGCAATTCTAAACACTAAGACAACCTTTACTATTGGCGAGGGTTTTCATACTTTAGACGAGTCTCTTGACGAATATATAAAAGATGTCAACGCAGACGGAGAAAGTCTCGATGATGTTATGAGAAAGGTGTCTGATGACTACTGGACTTTTGGTAACGCATATCTTGAGGTTGTTATTGGTAAGGGTTATATTAACCTTTATCATCATGACGCAACCACAGGTAGAGTTGCTAAAGATAAAAAGAAAATACTATTCCACCCTGACTGGGCTGATGTAAGGAGGAGTGAAGAGAAGATAAAGTCTCTTGATATATACCCTACATTTAAAAAGTACACAAAGGGCGTTCAGCGTTCTGTAATCCATTTCTGTGATTATGAGAGCACATACTACTATTATGGTTTGCCTGATTATGTGGCAGCTTTAGACCATATAAAAATAGCAGGTCAAATAGGTAAATATAACCTTACAAGATTTAAAAATGGCTTTATGCCGTCTGCAATTATTGAATTAGGGGCAGATATGTCAGAAGAAGAGGCACAAATCTTCATTGATGAGGCAAGAGAAAAGCTTACTGGAGAGAATAACAACTCTAAAATATTATTTATAGCTAAGAATGGAGACGAGTCCGCCTCAAATGTTCAGGTTATAAACGACACAAGTGATGGTTCTTTTATGGAACTACAAACCATTACTAACGACAATATAATATCTTCTCACAGATGGAATCCTGCTTTATCAGGAATACAAGTTGCAGGTTCTTTAGGAAACAACCAACAGATTTTAACTATATACGATATAGTTATGTCAACGGTTATTAGAGAGCCTCAATACATGATGTGTAGAGAATTAAAGAAAGTCTTAAAAAGGCACGCAGGTTATAATGTTTCTGACCTACACATAGTGAATAAGCCTCCAGTTACTATGCTTGGTGCTATAAATCCTACTGACTATATTTCAGTGCAAGAGGGAAGAAGAATATTTCACTTGCCTGAGCTAACAGAAGAGGAGTTGGAAAATTTATTAATAGAAAAAAATAAGATAAAAGATGGCCCTGATAACTCCGAAGCAAGTAATTGATACAGCTTTTACTAATAAAAATACAGATAAGTATTTAGTTAAACCTGCTTTTGTTGAAATTGCAGAACTTAACTTTATACAGCCTGCTATTGGAGAAAAGCTTTATGAAAGTATTTCTGAGGAAGTTAATAATAATGTTCAGTACACATGGGTTGATGTTGAGTGTATTACTGTAGCTGGAAGCACTACTGTAACACTAAGCACTCCAGTTAGCCATATAGAAGTAAATGATTTTGTTACTTCGGTTGATTTACCTCTTTATGAGGATAGCGGAAATACAGACGGTGCTTGCTGTAGAGGCTTTAATAAGGTTGTTGGTGTAACTGCATCGTCAGGACTTATAACAGCTTTTACTATTTCAGGTTCTGCAAAAACATCAAACAACTTTTGTAAGATAAAATTTAGGAGACCAAACGGAGTTCTTTTAGAGGACTATATCCAAAAGTATTTAGCTTTCGGTGTCAAGTTTGAGATGATGCCTGATATGTCTTATAACACTACCTCACAGGGTGTGGTTGAGAATGTTGCAGACTTCACTATGCCTGTAGATTCTAAGAAGTTAAACTTTCTAAGAAATGAAACATTTAAAAAGTCAGACACATACCAAAGAAGAATGACTGAGTTTTTGAACGAGAACGATGAAGCTTATCCTGATTATTGTAACGACAATAAGGGTGGGGTAAGTAAACTAAACGGAATAATATTATATTAATATGGCAACTAATTTTCATCCTGACTTACCAAACGACCAACTACATCCACCAAAAGACTTTAGTGTATCTAACAACTCAAGTGTTTTAACGAAGAGTGATGCTGGCTTACTGGATTGGAACACCTCTCCTTACGGAACAGAGACAAGGATAACTTGTGGGCCTGATATAGCTGGTGGGCTTCACGAAAGAAAGTTTTATGTTTTTTTAGACGAAACAAACAAGGGGGAGTGTTATTTTGATGTTGCTGGGGAAACCGATACTCACACTCCGATTCCAGGTTATTATCAGATAAAAATAGATATAGCTGCCAACGACTCAGCCATAACTATTGCTTCTGAAATAAAGCAAGAGTTTGATAGACAGACTGGTGTTTGGTCTGCTTTAACAACAACTGTTGATGGAACTGGTAAGGTTACATTTAACGGAATGACAAATGCTCCTGATACGGTAGATGGAGACACTAATTTTACCTTTGTAAATACAAAAACCTACACAGGAACTACCGTACTAACCTCTACAAATGGGGTTCTTAGCTGGGAAACTGGTGGCGGAGGCTCAGGAACAGTTACTGCCGTAACAGCTATAAAGCCAGCAAACTCTACAGGAGGAACTACTCCTGAAATAAGCGTTGACCAAGCAAATTCAACCACAGACGGCTATTTGTCGGCTTCTAATTGGAGCACATTTAATGGTAAGCAGAACGCTATATCTTTAACTACATCAGGAACAAGTGGTGCTGCAACTTTTAGTGGAAACACTTTAAATATACCAAACTACTCATCAGGCTCTTCTGCAACTAATATTCCTATTAAAGCTTTTGGCTCAAATCTTAGCCCAGGACTTTGGATAAAAAATATGCAAGACACTCACGCATATAAATTTTCTCTTGCCCCAAGAGGTGCAAGATTTACTCTTGGAGAAGCTATGGCTGGTGCTTGTTATTATTATAGGCAAGGAGAAAGATTTGATGATTTTAGAGGGTTTATATCAGGTACTGCTGGCCAAACGGTAGAGATAGTTGTTTTTTCTGTTAGCACTTTATGTGGTGTAGTACACTCTGATAACAATGCCGCTTTAGGAAGCCAGTCAGTTGTTTTATCAGGGGATAGAAATGCTGATTGTTTCTCTATACCAGGAGCAAGTCCTTTTACAACAGATGGAATGATAGTTATAGCGGTTCTTATACCAGGAAGAGATAATGTTAGCTTCCAAATGCAATCAAGATTAGTAATTTTATAAAATAAATATGGCAACTACAGTACAAGACGCAACTTTAACAAGTGTAATAACAGATTCGGTAACACTTAACGGAACAGCATACGGAGGTGTTACGACAAGTACACTAACAAACTCAGATGAGGTTTACCAAAGAATAATGACAATACCTGCTATTGAAGATGGTAGGCAAGATTTAGTAACCTTAGTTGGTATGACAAAAGTTCCAAACGGTGCTGGAGATGTTGATGTAAACGGATTTCATTATGCAAGATTTACCAATCTTGATGACAACTACCCTGTTTACTTGACCTTTACGGATAACGTTGGAGTTTGCGACTCAACTCCTGCAAAACTTACCTATGGTATTGTATTACCACCAGGAGCAAGTTATTTATTACAATCCCATGTGTTTTTATGTAATCAAGGCCCAATAACAGGTGCTGACATGGTTAAACCAGCAAACTATAATACTACACTTACAGTTTATGCAGGGGCTGACCCATCATCAGGACAGGCAGGTTCTGATGTAGAGGTTTTTGTAGTAACTAAATAATAATGGCAACAGCAGCACAAGAAATAGCGTTAATGAAGCAGAGAATGGACTCTTTTGAGGACAAACTTGACTCTATGGATGGTAAGCTTGATAGATTAACTTCAAGCCTATTAAATCCTGATGATGGTTTTGTATCTCGTGTAAATAAAAATACAGACTTTAGAGAGACTAAGTTTGGTAAATATGAGGAGCTATTGCAAGAGTTTCAGGATATGAAAAGGTGGAAATCAAATGTTACAAAGGCTCTTTGGATTATTTTTGCAACGGTTGTTGGGGTGCTGGTTAAAATGTTCTTCTAAAATGAAGCTAAAAGTGTTAAGATTTAACTCCAGGCCTGACTCAACATCAGGCTTACTTTTTGAAGAGAACGACTTAGGGCTTAACTTTCTTTGTTATACCCTGGAGGATGAGAAGAGGGTGTTAAAAGTAAAAGGAGAAACGAGAATACCTGCTGGAGTTTATAATATAGAATTAAGAAAAGAGGGTGGATTTCATGAAAGATACACTAAAAAGTATTCTAATATACATATTGGTATGCTTCATATCGTTAATGTTCCTGGTTTTGAGTACATTCTTATACACACTGGCAATACTGACGAACACACTGCTGGTTGTCTCATCTTGGGCGACTCGCAAGAGAATAATACAATCATTAAAGATGGTTTTGTTGGTAAGAGTGTTAATGCCTACAAAAGAGTTTATCCTCGTATTGCAAAGGCTATCGAAAAAGGAGAAGAGGTAACAATAGAATATGTTGATTTAGCATGATTACACTTTTATATATAACGCTTATGATTCTTGTAGGAATTACTTTAGGGAGAATTAAATTACACAAATAGTTATGAGTATATTAAAGAAAATATTTAGTAGTGGAGCAAAGGAGCTGGTTGATAGTGTAGGAAATGCTATTGATAAAATACACACCTCAAAGGAAGAGAAAGAAATCATTAAACACGAAATAAATAAGTCTATTTATGAATTTGAAAAAACTATACAGGAACAAGTTAGTGAAAGATGGAAAGCAGATATGCAAAGCGATAATTGGCTCGCTAAGTCTATACGACCTCTTAGCTTGGCTTTTCTTCTTGTTTTTCTTACTGTATTCACTCTCATTGATTTCAGTTTTATTGAACTTGATATAAAAGACTCTTGGGTTGATTTGTGGCAAATGCTTGCTATAACAGCTTTTGGGGCTTACTTTGGGGGTCGTTCATACGAAAAAATAAAAAAATAGTTGTATATATTATATTTTTTTTGTAGTTTTGCTCAAACACGAAACTATGAAACAATATAGACCAAGGCTTTCTAAAGCCGAAAATGATATGCTTCAGGCGTATAGGAACTCTAATAATGTTGGAATTATTGGAGACACTCATGAACCATTCTGCCATCCTTTATATAGAGATTTCTGTTATGAAGTCTTTTCTCGTTTTGGCGTTTCAGAAATAGTGCATATTGGAGATGAGGTCGATAATGCGGCCCTTTCTTACCATGAGAAGATGGTAGAGATGCCTAATGCTGAAAGCGAAGCTGAGAAAGCCCAAAAAGCGATGGAGAAGTGGTATGAGACTTTCCCTGATGTTAAGGTCTGTGTGGGAAACCACTCGGCCTTACCTTTTAGGAAAGCCACAACAGCAGGAATACCAAGCAGATTTATGAAAACCTATGAAGAGATATGGAACGCACCGAAAGGTTGGCAGTGGGAGC